GATTCAACAAATGGGTGGAGGTTGAAATATAACGACTAATGGCTAACTTACAAGATATAGTAAACAGAAGTGAAGTAGGCGCAATTAAGCCTTGGGGTAAAGCAACAGCACCTGCGGGTTATGTTCTTTGTGATGGCTCTGCTATTTCAAGAACTGATTATGCAGATTTATTTGCTGTAATTTCTACTACTTATGGTGCAGGAAATGGTTCAACAACTTTCAACGTTCCTCAATTACAAGGTAAATTGCCACAAGGTTATGATGGTAACACATATAATATGGCAGGTACAGGTGGAGCAAATACAGTTACAGTTGCTGTAACAAACAACCAAGCTGCTACAAATGCTACAAACCAATCTGTAACTATAACAGGAAGTATTGATAATACATCAATAACAGAAGCTCAATTAGCATCACACACTCACAATACAAATGCTAGAACAACTGGTAGTGGTTCTCTTGATAGTGTAAACCCTGGTGGTACTGGTTTTCCTACTGCTACTATTGATAATACAGGCTCAGGAACTGGTCATAACCACTCTCATACTTTATCTGGTACTTTAACAGGTAATATTACAACAAGTTTAACTGGGGCTGTCACAGCAGCGGGTACAAATTCATTCTCACCTTATGTGGTGGTTAACTATATTATAAAGCATTAGGAGATATTGATGGCAACACAAATAGTAATATTAAACAAAAGTAGAATTTTAATAGATGATTCTTTTGGTATAAACTGGGCAGATAAAGGTAAAAACTGGGTAGATGCTTGGTGCCCCGATACTATTCACGCAGTTATTTGGAACGATTTAATTGGTCAAAACGAAATTCAAAGTAAAGATGCTTCTACTGGAATGATGACAGGAAATACTAATCTAAGTTCTACAAGTGATGCTGTTGGTTCAACAACAATAGCTGCTTTACTTACATGGGCAGAAACAAGAAAAGGTCAGATAGAAACTGCAGTAACAGCATACAATAATGCTGCCGAAGCTGATCAAATTAATGGAACAAGTGATGCTTTAGCTAATTGGCAAGCTTACGATTCTAATCACTCGTAAAAAATACCTCTAACCTGTAAAACTTTTCTTTTAATAGGCCCTGAAACGGGACATACTTTATGAAGTATATTATTTTTAATAGTCAATAATGTATTAGGATAGGGATAAGATGCTAAAGGTAATCCTCTTCCTGTATCTATTAAAGTTTCTCCGCCCCAATTTTTATCCCAAGTGTCGTGAATGTAAAAAGAATAATTTAAAGTATATTCGCCATCATCATGCCAATTTATTCCTGAAAATTTTTCATATTCATAGTAAGAAAGTTTTATTGTTGAATTAACTTTAAAAGGAATAAAAGGACAATTAATTAATATTTTACAAAAGTCTTTAAAAATATCTTCTTTACTTTCAATTTTACCATTTTTAACAAATGCAACATTTTGTTGAATGTTGACATTTTTCATTGTTTTAAAATTGTTTTTATCTAAAAAAAGATTTTTTTGCCAATGATTATGTGAACTACAATCATGTTCATAGTTATAATTTTTTATTTTTTTAAATAAATCTTTTGGTAAAAATTCATTTATAACAAGAGCACAATCATCTATGTTTGCTCTTATATGCATTTATTTTTTTTAACGAATCCACGTTATAATTGAGTGTCTGTCACCTTTTGATACAGGTAACACAGCATGAGGAAAACAAAAGTTACTAGGAAAAACAACGGCACTTCCAGCTTTTTTTGGTACTATGTATTCACCCCCAAAAAATGAAAAATCTCCTCCTTCATAATTATCGTTTAAAATTAATGAGCAACTTAGGACACGTGGATGTAAATCAAAATGATCAATATGTTCTTTATATTCTCCTTTTTTAGATCCTAAATATAAAAGATGGGTATACCCTGTATCTTCAGTGCTAAGCGCTCCTGCCTGAAACCACGGTTGGTCTTGATTATATAATTTTAAAATTTTTCCTATTACTTGAAAAATATCATCATTAAACTTATTTTCTAATGGTTTGTTATAACAATTTCTGTGTGTATTTAATTTACCGTCCCCTGTAGTGGCTGGGTAAAATGAAAGATCTTTTTGACTAATAATTTTATTACATAATTCTATGTCAATTAAATTTTCATAATGCCTTACAAAATCACTTAATTTTTTCATTTAAAACTTTTTTTATTCCAAAATCTATTCTTGTATCTATCTACCCATTCACTATTTAACAAATTTAAAGTTTTAGAATGAAGTTTTTCTATATAAAAACCAGACCACATCTTCCATGATTCTCTTTTAAAAGGAATAACTTGAATCATAGGTTCGCCTTTTTTAATTAAAAATTGTTCATCTCTTTTCTTTAAAATAAAAGGAAAATTAATAACATTTACATAACTGTCTGTGTCTACAACGCCTTCAATAATTTTCCATCTTTCCTCGGCTCTGTTCATTGGGTGTATAAATAAACAACTATAACCAGGAGGAGTTTTAATTAACCATTTATTATGAAATTTTCCAGCATTCTCACCAGTGGATTTATGCCACTCAGGTGGTAATTGTGTTTTATTATGATAACCAAAATCTTCAAATTCACGACTAGCAGGAGACACACTAAAATCATTTTCAGTAGGATCAACTAAATAGTCTTGATCAAAAGGAATTATATAGCCAGCTGTCATTGAATCTAAAAAAGGAATACAGGTTTTAACCGTACGGTGTTGCATGTTGTTTTTTTGAAATCTAGGTAATTTTTTATATTCTTTTGGAATAAAATAAGAAGCAGGTTTTGGATGAGGCCACACTTCAAGCATGTCTTTTCTAACTGCACAAAAAGTTATTTTCTTACTAAACATATTTCCTTTTATATTTTAAAGTTGCCACCATTCTTAATTCAATACAAGAACGAGATATTTCACGGGCTGCATGAGTAATAAAGCCATCAAAAATAACAGCTCTTCCTGGTTTTGGAATTACAGCGTTTTCAATTTCTGTTTTGTCTTTGTTTAAAAAAACTGTCTCACCCGCATATGGTAATACCCATATTTTGTTTAAGTAAAACATTACAGTATAGATTTGATTATAATCAGTAGCTCCGTCTTCATGAAAATCATGAAGTGTTCCATAAACATACGAACTAGCATATGAATTTACCAGCTCTACGGAGTCAAATAAATTTTCTTTTTTTAAAATATCTTCCGCTGTTTTATATAATATTTTATTTATTTCATCTTCTTTCTCTAAAGGATTTCTAAATTTTCTAGGACCTGATAAATCGTTAGCTGCCCCTGTAAATGTCCAAGGTTTTTCATCTCTAAAAGAACCATATAAAGTATCTATTTCTTTTTCATTAAACAAATTATCATGTATTTTAAATAAAGGTTTATTCATCTACTACAAAATTAAATGACATAGATCTTCTAATTTCTCCTTTTATTTTAGTTTTAAAAGGCATGACACAATGTTGATGACACGCTTCAAATATATAAAAATGTCCTACTTCAGGTTCCATCCAAGTGCAGTTTGTACCATCAACGGCTGTAAAACCTAATTGTCCGTCTCTAAATTTATGTGGATCTTTTGCATCATTAATAAATTCTGGTATTTTTAAAAACAAAACACTAGACCAACCACTGTTATTATGATGAGTGTGAGGTGGGTTATACTCTCCCTCTTTCATATCATTAACCCAACAACTTAAAATCCTTAAAGATTTTATTTCATCAAATAAATTTATTTGAGTTATAGTTTTCATGTAATCATTCATACAATCAACAATAGATTTTGATATATTTGTTTCTCCTAATAAATGCGTAAATTCTAATTCAGAATCTAATCTACCAGCTAACCTTGGACCAAAAGAATGAAGTTTTTCTTTATGCACTTCGTACCTAGTATTAAAATCATCAATGTCTTTTAAAGATAAATCATATCTTTTTACTATTCTTCCAAATGCGGTTGTTTGTGCTTTCATTCTTTTTTCTGTCTCTTTCATACCATGTTTTCTATGTCAAGAAAACAATTATCATAATTTGAAATTAATCAACTTGATTTAAATCAATGATGTGTTTAAATTAGATCTCACCCAAAATTTAAAAATCAGGAGATATTATGGAAAATCAAGAAGTATTGAAA